AAAAAAAAGGAGGCCCGAAGGCCTCCCTAGTTTATTACTTAGCTAACCATTTACGATTGAATTCTGATATTGCTAGAATCAATTTCTTTTCGTCGGCTGTATCATCTACACGCGCCTTTGCATTAGCGCATTTTTTCTTTAAGCCGTCTAGCGTATCCTTAACAGTTTCCGCAAAGGATTTTGTCGCACCTCTCTCGCGGGGCTTACCTTCATTCTTAATTTCCCGCACCGCTTTTTTAAGAGCGTTAAGAGTATTTGAGCAATACTTACTTATTGCATCACGCGGTTCCTTAAGGATTGAATGTAATTGCGGATTGCTTTGACGTAATGCACCAAAGGCCTGTGGCGTATAGCTCATAATGTTATCTACTGAGCGAATATACTTTGCGCCTTCAAACTTATTAAAAGCAACCTCATCAACAGGTAAATAATTACCCGATTCAATAACAAAATGCTGTTTGAGTTTGGGTTGATTTTCCGCAACCCTTAATTGATAACCTAGATACAATTCCGCTTTAACCTCGTCTGATACTTCCTCATCGAAGTTTGGCAAAGTTTCATGCACCTGTCTTGCTAGGCTTTTAATACTGTCAGAAAATGACGCTTGTTGATAACCAACTTGTTTAAAGTTTAAAGATTTCATACATACTCCATTTAAATACTGGGAAACGCCCAGCGCGTGAATACTTTATCTCATAGCTAACAGGATATGTAAAGTTTCAGGGCCTAGTGAATGGCTAAATAACGACCTCGCGACCGCGCCCGAAACAACCGCGACGACACATAACTGGTATCAAATCGCTAGGCGAAAAAGAAAGGGGAGCTAGGCTCCCCCTAATTAGTTTATATCTGTGCATCTAGATTAAGATTATGTTGTTCTTGTTCAGGAGTTAAATTGTCTCCCATGTAATAACCATTACTATCTATTGAAGGCTTATTCTCTTTATCATAACCAAACTCCCAAGAGTTACTAGCCATGTCATGCACTAACTGTTTGAACTCATCAATCTTAACTGAATCACTTAAAGGCATTCTCTCGTTAAAGTAATCTGAGCTATAAATTACAAGATTGAAGAACTGATTAACTTGAGTAGTCCACTGTTTAACATACTCTTCTTTAGTTACTTGCTTATTACCATTCCATGATTCTACTGTTATAGTCTTTTCCATTTGTATCTCCTTATAAAGAAGGGGGCCGAAGCCCCCAGTTGATTAATTAAACTCTAACTCTAACTGCTGTGGTGCGTACTCACCTTCTACTCTATCTATCGTATCAAACAAACGCTTGAGCATCTTTTCTGCCTCCTCTTCTCTACCACATCTATGCATCAGTAAAGTAAACTCTAACTGAAATCTTAATACGTTCTTCATTGGTCTCATCTTAGTTCTCCTCTGTTAGTGAAAGATAAAAGTACATACATGCAGCTACTACACATAACGCCGCACCCGTTGGTGTGTGAATATAAAACAATGCAATGCCACCAATCATTAACATTACTAAACCTTCTAAGAATCTAATTACTTGTCTCATAATAATCTCCTAGTTAATACCAAACAGAAGTTGCTTGGTTGAATACTTTATCTCACAGGCAGAAACATATGTAAAGTTATACCCCACCTATACCCCACCCCCCAAATATTTGTAGATGGGACCCATTCCCCCTTCCCCCTTGAATATGCACAAACAACTACTCAATTTACGAAACCACCCCCCTTGTCTTTAAACTTGACAAACAAAAAAATATTTCGCAAAAAATTTGAAAATCAGGGTATGTAAAGTTAGATTGCTTTAGGATCGAAGTTGTATAACTCGGAGTAGACGTCTTTGATGCGCATGAATTTAGCCCCGTGTTGATCGAAGTCATCATCGCCTCGAACGTAGAGAGCTAAGTGGACCATTTCATGGAGAAGGGTTTGGAAGATAGTGATGAAGTGCCCACAAGAACCAGAACTTATTTCAATGGCCATATCAACTTCATCAAAGCAACCATATATAGTAGGGTTTTTAATGACACGGAACTTAACTTTGTCTGATTTAGGCATAGAAAGGGTATTGAAAGGCGCCATTTGGCAGGCCATGTTGTATAGAATTTCTAGATTCTTTTTAGTTAACGTGGTTTTCATTCGGATATTATACTAAATAACTATACACAAAAGATAAAAGTAGGTTAAAATTAAAAAATAGCTGCAAAATTAATATCATAGGTGACACAGCGACCCATGCAAACCCAAAATACTGAAGAAATTCAAATAGATAGCCCGTATGACATCGTAATGATGCCTCATATAGAGCAAAATGTCCCTATTCCTAAGAATGCACGCGAAGCACTACCTGATTTAACGAATGAAGAAGAGGTAGAAATGCTAGCTAACACCGTAAAACTTATTTCAGACTTAACCGGAGAAGAGATCCAGGCTACGCAAGAGGATATAGATGAGGCAAAGTCTGTAATTAAGACGATAATTCAAGAACCTAGTAAAAAAATACATTTAAAAAAATATAAAAATGCCACATTAGCAAGCTTAGCAGGTATGGTAGCTGAGTTAGATGCACAAGTGGTAGACGAGTTAAAAGATTTAAAGACGTTTGTAGTCAATGGTCTGATCCGTGAAGCAGCAACAGCAGATAAACCTAAGGAAAGAATTACAGCATTACGTGCTATTGGAGATATTGATGGCGTAGATGCGTTCAAAAAACATACTGAAGTGGTTCATAAGAATATGTCGATGGATGATATAGAGAGTAGACTACAAACACTTGTGACTAAACTACAAAAACGACTGGACGTTAAAGACTCTGAAGTGATTGATGCAGAAGTTGTAAAAGATGAGTGATGCTAAAAAGGAACAAGAGAAACGCGTACTGTCCCTCATTAGGTTCTTAGGAGCACACAAGCAACATTTAGCAGAAGCAGAAGCAGAAGAAGTAGATGCACTGTTAGAACTGACAGATGGTAAGATAGTACAAGATGTAGGGAGTACAAGTTTTTTAGAATTCATACAACATGTGTATCCAGGTTATATGGTAGGAGCGCATCATGCGAGGTTGGCTAAGATATTTGAAGATATTGCTGCGGGAAAGAAGAAACGAGTTATTGTTAATATTGCACCGAGACATGGTAAGTCAGAGCTTATTTCATATCTTGCGCCTGCATGGTTCCTCGGTAAATTTCCTCACAAAAAGGTTATTATGGCGTCTCACACAGCTGATCTGGCGGTTGGTTTTGGTCGTCGTGTCCGTAATCTGGTGGGCTCGGATGCGTATAAAGACATATTTCCGGAAGTAGAACTACAAGCTGACTCCAAGTCTGCGTCAAGGTGGGGGACAAACTATAATGGAGAGTATTTTGCTATTGGTGTTGGTGGTGCCCTCGCTGGTCGCGGGGCTGATTTGTTTATCATTGATGATCCACACTCCGAGCAAGACGCCAAATTGGGACGAGCGGATGTTTTTCTGCCTGCTTGGGAGTGGTTTCAGTCTGGTCCATTACAACGTCTTATGCCGGGTGGTGCGATTATTGTAGTGATGACAAGATGGTCTAAACTTGATCTGACAGGTCAGATTGTGAACCAGATGATTAAGAATGAAGAAGTAGATCAGTGGGAAGTAGTAGAGTTCCCAGCAATTGTGCAAGGAAAAGACGGAACTGAGAAACCATTATGGCCTGAGTTCTGGAGTTTAGAAGAGTTATTAAGTAAGAAAGCAGCGTTAGATGTACGATATTGGAACTCACAGTACTTACAAAATCCAGTATCAGAAGAAGGTGCGTTAATAAAAAGAGAATGGTGGAATATATGGGAAAGTGATGATCCACCAAGTTGTGAATTTACAATTATGAGTTTAGATGCTGCCCAGGAGGCCAATAATAGAGCGGACTACAACGCGCTCACCACTTGGGGCGTCTTTTTTAACGAAGAAACCAATAACTATAATATAATACTGTTAAATTCAATCAAAGAACGACTAGAGTTTCCTGATTTAAAAGAATTAGTATTACGTGAGTATAAAGAATGGGAACCTGATGCATTTATTGTTGAAAAGAAATCTAATGGCGCTGCACTGTATCAAGAAATGCGTCGTATGGGCTTACCTATTGGTGAGTTTACTCCTGGTAAGGGGCAAGACAAGATTTCAAGAGTTAATGCAGTTTCAGATTTGTTCAGAAGTGGGATTGTATGGGCGCCTGATAGACGATGGGCTAAAGAAGTAATAGAAGAATGTAATGATTTTCCAAGTGGTGCTAATGACGACCTTGTAGATAGTACAACACTTGCATTAATAAGATTTAGACAAGGCGGATTTATTAGATTACCAAGCGATGAACCTGAAGATATACCAGGGTTTAAAAGTTCTCGAAACAGATTATACGCAATTTAAGGAATAATATATGGCAGACAATATAGATAAAAGTTTAGCACAAGCACCTCAAGGCCTAGAAGAATTAGCGATGGGTCAACCCGATTTAAGTATTGAGATTGAAAACCCAGAGAGTGTAACGCTTGATGATGGTAGTATGGAGAT